GCCACATGACTCAAATGGCTTTCTTTCCAGACCCCGGCAAATCCGAATTCGGCTGCGTCACGTCGCTGGCCTCGATGGCTAGTGGCGTCGGCGACACAAGTCTCCCGGCCGCGGCGACGATTCTCGGCGAGACGTAAAACACGTCGGCGACTCGGCTTCCAGGACGATGCCCGAGGAAGACGCCCGCTGCACCACGCTCTTGAATCTCAACGTCCGTCGCACTCGCTCTCCGCAACCACTTCCAGGTTCCTTTGCGAATCCCTGCCTTCTTCACCAATGTCCGCACCTGGTCGCGAAACGTCTCTCCGCTTCCCGACCATGGGCAAACGAGATCCCGCGGCATCATCTCGAGCGACTTTCGAAGCAGCTCCATTGTCTGCGGCCACAGGCGGCAGATGGCAAGAGTCCGTGTCTTGTGCTGGACGATCGCAAACACGCCGTCTGGCGGAATTTTTGTTACTGGCAGGCGGATCAAATCTCCCCAACGCAGCCCGGTATCCCAAGCCACGCATACCGCCAACTCCCACCATACGCTCCTTGGCAGGCCGCAAGCGTGACGCCGCTTGATGGTCCGACACGTCTCTCGGAGCTTGCGAACCTCGTCTACCGTCCAGCACTCGCGAGGCTCTAGCACAATGCGGGCCGACCGGATGCGACGCATCGGCGGCGAGCAATATCCGTCGTCTGCAGCGTTTCTCCAGAGGCCGACGATTGCCGTCCGTTTGTTGCGGACTGTTGTCGGAGCGACCGTTCGCGAGTAGTCGCGAAGCCAGGTGGAAATCGTCACTTCGTCCAGCTCGTTCAGCAGGCATGGATGGCCGAGCCATCTTTCAAAAAGGCGAACGGCAAGCCGGTATTGCTCGGCGCTGTTTTCCTCGATGCTTCGCGTGACAACGTATTCGTTCAGGTAGTCGGACAGCGTTTGTGGTGTGGTGCGGATCATTTTCGTAGAGGGAAATTAGGTTTGCCTTTTTGGCGTGTCCACCTCCGTCCTAAGCACCGTCGGTCATGGTGCCGAATGAGCGCACGAATAACCCGCATAGGTGGATTAACCACCCACCAGAGCGTCGGTCTACGGAACCGAAGGTTGCAGGTTCGAGCCCTGCCGGGTGTAGTGCGATCAATTCAACGTTAGGTTCGCGATCGCCTCAGAGTCAACCAAACCCGTACAGTTGATGAGGTACTTCAATGGCGACAGTTGACAAAAACCAGAGACACGCCGGCGGCCGGCCTCGGATCTACGAACTGTCCGACTTCGGCCGGCGTCTGGACGCCATGTGTGCCAGCCGAAACCTCACCAGGAACGACCTGGCAAAAATCACCGGCCTCAACCACGTGACGATTTGGCGGTGGATGGTGGGATTGAGCGAGCCGACGCTTTCGGGAGCCAGCAAGCTGGCCCAGGCGGCGGGCGGGCAAGTCACGGATCTTTTGCCGAAGAAATCCAGCCGGAAGGCCGTTTGACAAAAATGAAATAACTCATCTTGACGAGTTATTTCACGTTGGTAATACTTCGCCCGACGTTGGCCGACGTGGCCGACGGAACAGGCGAGGGACCGCCGATGAGTCAACGAGCACGGAAGCCCACGGCGGCCCCCAATCATGGAGGCCACAATGCAGACCCAACTGGAACTGCCCCTCGGACGAAGGAAACGTGTTTCCGACCCGGACGAGCACGAGATCAAGGCACGCTGCGAGGAAATTCAAGCAACGTGGAGCGAAAGGGAGCGGCAGAACCGCTCCTCGATGACGCGATTCATCTGGCAAGTGCCGCGGAACGTGCCCGCAAAAATTCAATCGCTACTCGAGCTGGGGAGGTAGCGTCAGCCCTTGCTCGCCGCTGCTTGGCGTCTTTCTCTCGCCAGCGGACAACGCTGGAAGGATGGACGGGCGATGACGATGCCATAGACGACAGGCTGGCGGCTGGGGACCCTACCGCCATGCTTGACGCCGTAACTGAGGCCATCGTCGAACTCGGAAGCCTCCGCGACGAGCTTGAAGCGCTGATTGTGGCTGATGCGACCGCGCTACATACACCGCAAGTGCCTGCAGGAAGCAGGCTGACGTACGGCCGGCAGAGAATCGTTTAGCAAGGAGGCAATTTTGCTCGTTTTGACCAGATACGAGAAGCAGGCGCTACTGATACCTGAGTACGACGTTTCCGTTGTCGTCTGCAGGATTGATGGAAACCGCGTCCGAATTGGGATCCAGGCCCCTGACGGAGTGGCGATCATTCGCGAGGAATTGATGGATAGATACGAGATCTATCCGCGGAAAAAACGGACGCTTCACGGAGACGGCGATGGCAGTCCAAAGTGACATGTTGACGATGACGCCAGCCGAAAGGCGATTAGCCGACCGGACGGCGGTGCTGTGTCGCGTGATGCGTAGCGCCAAACGTATTGCCGACACAATGCGGCAGATTAACAGAGGCGTGTACGAGATTGAGCCCGCTGCGGTGTTGGCCCTCCGGTCGTCGGTGGCAGCCGCCGAGCTTGTTGTGTGTGTTGACGAAAGGATTTCGGACCTATGACGCTGAAAATCACTAGGGGGCCGCAGAAAACGCCCGTAAGAGCGATCATCTACGGCACGGAAGGCATTGGGAAAAGCACGCTGGCTGCCCAATTCCCGAAGCCGCTGATTCTCGACACGGAAGACGGTAGTTCACACATCGACTGTGCGAGGGTGGTGTGCCACAACTGGGCCGACCTCGAGGGATCAATCCACGAGCTTGTGCACGATTCGCAGGGGTTCGAAACGGTCGTCATCGACTCCGCGGATTGGGCCGAGCGTTCAATGATTGAGCACGTACTCCAGAAGTTTGGCAAGAAAAGCATAGAAGACTTTGGGTTTGGCAAGGGTTACGTGATTCTTGCGGAGCACATCGGCCGCCTCTTGAGCGTCGCCGACCAGCTCATTGCCAGGGGCATCAATGTCGTGTTTGTCGCTCACGCCAAGGTGCAGCGCACGAGCCCGCCCGATCAGACGGACGGCTACGACAGATACGAGCTTAAGATGACGAAGCAGTCCGCCCCGCTGCTGAAGGAATGGGCCGACATGCTTTTGTTCTGCAACTTCAAGACGAAGCTCGTGGAGGGAGCCGACGGCCGCGTGAAGGCGACCGGAGGAAAAGAGCGGGTCATGTACGCAGAGAGGAGTGGGGCCTGGGACGCCAAGAACCGGTTCGGCTTGCCCGAGGAAATGCCAATGGCGATTGAGCAACTCGCTCGCGTGTTTGCTGGCCCGCAGAAACAGGGTCCGTCCGAAATCATGACGACGGCACTGCAGCAGCTTGCATCTGCTACCAAGGTCGACCGGGTGAAGGCGATCGAAAAGCGTATTAACGAGCGCGTCGCAGACGGGTCGCTCTCCACGGACGAGTGGAGCCAGCTCATCTACGCCATTGACGCCCGCTACAAGGAGCTGACAGCCATGCCGGAGAGCGAGGCAGTAGGTGTATAGCCTGCGGGCCATCGGGCGACCGCCCGTGTGCGTGCGGTTTTTCCACGTACTAGATGTTTCAGTTTTGCAACGAAGGGTGAAGCATGTTTACAGACGAAGCTCGCAAGCGACGCCGCGAAGACTGCTTGATGTTGCTGAATTCGTGGCGGGCAGGCGAAACCAATTTTGACCGCGTGCTCGATCAGATTGTTGAGATTTGGACCGGAGAAAACGACCGCATCGTGCGTGTCGGAGAACAGAGCAGACCGGAGATTCAAACATGAAGTTCGAAGATTTCTGGAAAGATTCCGCCCCCGCATCGCAGAGCGACGAGCTGCCAATCATCCCCGACGGCACTCACGTCGGAACGATCGGCCACGTTGGCATTCGGAACGTGGAATGGAAGAAAAGTGCAGCCAACGCGACCGGGGCGTGTCTCAATCTGCGGATTGACGTGGCTGGATACCAGGCCGCATGGGACGACATTCCGTGCCAGATGCGGAGCATTGTTGAGGCCGTCTGCAGATCGGCACGCGTGCACGTTCCAAGCCCCACGGAGGATTGGGACCACGAGCAACTGAAGGGGCAGGCCGTGACGGTGGAGACTGTCAGCGGAGTGAACAAGTCTGGAAAGCCGTTCGTGCGGATCGCAAAGTACCGCCCGTCCGCCGCCCCTCTCCCGAAGGAACTGACGCAGAAGCCTCCAGCCAAGAGGGCGAAGGCGACCGTTCCTGACAGCAACCCAGACGACATACCGTTTTGAGTTGACAAAGCCGGCGGCAGCGAAGCAAGCAACCCCGCTCCTCGATCGTGTCGCGGAAATGGGGCTGGATGATGGATCGAACGTTTCACACGGAGGTGTCTATGCGTTGGATTGTTCTGTTAGCGGTGCTGTGGTTGTGCCCTGTCTCGTTTGCAAATGAGCACACCGAGGACGAGGCCCCGGCCGTGGCCGCGGTGGAGCGTGGCAAGTGCCCAGGCGGCATCTGCCCGAGGCCCTCGAGGCCGCGGCCGAAGCGTTAGCTGGTCGGCCGGCCCGCCCCTTGACCAATTTTGGCAGGGGTGCGGCCGGCCACTGCAACAAGGAGATAGATCATATGAAAGCGAAACTGTTCAAGCCTCACGTCAGCCTTGATCCGCTATCAAGCGGCGGCTCTGTTCACATGTTCGTCGGAGATCCAATCACCGTCGAAGGTGTACCAATGGTTAAGCGTCAGTTCCTAGACGACATCGTTCCGGCGGCCGGCTACTTTGCGACAGAGAGAGAGGCTCTCTGCGCAGCCGCCGCCGAGATGGAGGCGGCTGCTGCTAGGCTTTGCGACCGTGCCGCCGCGATTCGCAAGCAGGCCGAAGAAGCCGCGGAGACAGAATGCTGACGTTGCGTGATGCAGGAAAGCCTCAGCGACCAGCGCGGACGGCGAAGGGTCGAACTAAAAGGATTTTGAAAATGAGTCGAGAGCCACTCAAAAAATCAGTTCGCTTTGAAGTGTTTAAGCGAGACTCTTTTACGTGCCAATACTGCGGATCCAAGTCCCCTGACGTAGTGCTCGAGGTAGACCACATAACCCCGGTCGCGGACGGCGGAACGAACGACATCATCAATTTGGTCACGGCCTGCAAGGCGTGCAACTCAGGAAAGTCTGACAAGCAACTTTCAGACACTTCTGCGATTGAAAAGCGACGCGCCCAGCTTGAAGACCTGGAGGAGCGACGCCAGCAGTTGGAGATGCTCCACGATTGGCATATGTCGCTCATTGACCTTAATGAGCAGGCCGTGGATATGGCGGAATCGCTGTGGTTTGAGTCGCTCGGCAAAGACGACCTTGAGTGGAATGACGCAGCCCGCGCCGAAATCAGAAAGCTGATTAAGAAAGACGGGTTTGATGCCGTATGCGGCGCAATCCGAGAGGCTGCCGACTGCGCCCTTCGCTCATCTAGGATTGCGTCCGACCCTGACGGCGTTCGGTCACAGTGGTTCTGGAAAATCGGACGAGTTTTGTCTGTGCAAAAGGCAGAGGATAAAGACCCCGGTGTTTCCAGGCTGTTTTACATTCGCGGGATTCTCAGGAACCGCTGCAATTACCTTAACGAACATTTGTGCATTTCCATTTTGGAAGAAGCCAGGGGCGCCGGAATTAACATTGATTGGCTGGAGTGGCTTGCCAAGAGAGTCACGTCTTGGACGCAGTTTCGGAATCGAGTCACAGAAGAAATAGATGCCGGTAAGCCTGCAGACGAGGAGGCCACGGATGGCACGAACACGTAGCATCAAGCCATCGTTCTTCAAGAACGAGTTTTTGTCAGAGTGCGACCCAATGGCACGGCTGCTCTATGTCGGCCTTTGGACGCTTGCGGACAGCCAAGGCCGCATGGAGTTTCGGCCCATGAGGATCAAGGCCGAGCTGTTCCCGTACGAGAATTGCGACATTCTCGGCTTGCTCAAGCAGCTTGCCGACAGGGGCTTCGTCCGAGCCTATGAATCGGGCGACAAAAGGGTGCTGGAGATACCCACTTTTAGGGATCACCAGCGGTGTCACCCAGACGAGCGTGACGAGGGCCTTCCGCCAGCCGACGAATCGGCGGAAACTATCGTTTTTCCCGGCGAAAACGCAAAACCGGGAAATTTCCCGGCTCCAGCGTTGGATTTCCCGGCTTCTTGCGCCTTTAATCCTTCTTCTTGTCTTCCTTCTACCTCTAATCCTTTGAGTGCTCCGAGCAAGCCCGCTTCGCGGTCTGGCTCGAAGCCGGCCGATCCGCTTCGGTGGTCTGCGGAAAACGGCTGGGAAGGCATCACCGACGCTGACCGTGCGGAATGGTCACAGGCTTACCCGGCGGCTGACATCACGGTCGAGCTGGCGAGATCTACGCAGTGGCTCAAGGCCAATCCTAAAAAGGCCAAAAAGTCGAACTGGAGGCGGTGGCTGACGACCGTCTGGCTCTGCAAGTGCCAGGATCGTGGCGGAACGCACAGGACCGTCGGGGTCCGCCCAGGAGATGCACGCGCCTCGCCGGCGCCGGACCCCGTATTCGTTGCTCGTGCCGAGGCGACGCTTCGCAGGGAGCGTGAGCGGATTGAGGCCGAGCATCGCCGACTAGACCAGGCCGCTGGCGACGCGACCGGCGTCATCAAGCCTCGCCTAAAGCTCGTTAGCAAAGGCGGTCACATATGAGCGGCATCACGATCGAGAGGATGCCTCGCGACGCAAGCGGTCGCGTGCAGCCCACGATGCGTCAACGAGAGCTTCTCGCTGCCATCGACCGGCTGACGAGAAAGCGTGGCTTTGCTCCCACGATCCGCGAACTGGAGGCCGAGCTAAAAGCTAAGAGCCCAAACGCGATCGCACAGAAGCTCCACTTCCTTCGCCGAAAGGGCTGGGTCCAGTGGGAGCCGCGGCTCGCTCGCACACTCCGCATAACCGGGGGCCTGTCGTGATAGTTCTCGCGATCGACCCAGGCACGACGCAATCGGCCTACGTTCTTTTTGACGGGCGTCGCGTGCTCAACGGTGCCATTGTCGAAAACTCGCAACTGGCGACGCTTATTCGCGGCGGCATGGTAGGCAAGCACGACCTCATCGCCTGCGAAATGGTGGCAAGCTACGGCATGGCCGTTGGACGCGAAGTGTTTGAGACGTGCGTGTGGATCGGCCGGTTCCTTGAGGTGGCAACAAAGCCGACGCGGATGGTGTATCGCAAGGACGTGAAGATGCACCTGTGCCAATCCATGCGAGCCAAGGACGGGAACATTCGCCAGGCGTTGCTCGACAAATACGGGGCGGTTGGCACCAAGAAGAACCCCGGCCCGCTCTACGGCATCAAAAGCCATCTATGGGCGGCGCTGGCCGTCGCCGACTATGCGATCCACGCGGCTGCGGAGAACGCCGCGTGAAGAAGGAAAAGCCGGAAGCGGCGACCAAAGCCTACGAGGCCCACAAGGAACGGGCCGCCAAGCGGCAGGCCGAGCTGTCCGAATCTGGACGCGACATCGGCGAACTGCCGGCCGTAGGCGACCCGCAGAGGAAGGCGGCAGCGGCAAAAAGTTTTCGTCTGTTTGCGGAAACATATTTTCCTGCCACGTTCCACCTGGAATGGTCCGACGATCATCTGCGTGTTATCGAGGCCGTCGAAAAGGCCGTCCTTGAAGGCGAGCTTTTCGCCTTTGCGATGCCGCGTGGCAGCGGCAAGACGTCGCTCGTTGAGGCGGCGGCGCTCTGGGCGTTGCTGTACGGCTATCGCGAGTTCGTCTGCATCATCGGCTCCGACGAGGGCCATGCGTCGACGATGCTGGAAAGCATCAAGGTCGAATGCGAAACGAACGACCTGCTTGTGGAGGATTTCCCAGAAGCGATTTACCCGATCGTCGCACTTGAGCGAATCCACCAGCGGGCAAAGGGCCAGCTCTACAAGGGGAAACCGACTCACATCGCGTGGACGGCCAACGAGATTCAGTTTCCAGCCATCCCCGGCAGCAAGGCCTCCAGCGGCATTGTCCGCGTAGCCGGAATCACAGGCCGCATCCGCGGCATGTCCGCCAAGCGCGCCAGCGACGGCCGCAAGGTTCGGCCGAGCCTGGTCTTGATCGACGACCCGCAGACCGACGATTCGGCACGCAGTCCGTCGCAAGTTTCGACGCGGGAGGCTGTCCTAAAGGGGGCGATCCTGGGCCTCGCCGGGCCTGGTTGCCGCATCGCCGGCCTCTGCACCGTCACCGTCGTGTGCCCCGACGATCTTGCCGACCGGCTGCTGGACCGCCAGCGGCATCCGGCTTGGCAGGGACAGCGTACGAAGCTCGTCTACGATTGGCCGACGAACACGTCGCTGTGGGACCAGTACGCGGACATGCGACGCCAAGGCCAACGGAGCGGCGAGGGCGTCCGTGCGGCTCACGAGTTCTACGTCGCCAACCGGGAGGCGATGGATCTCGGCGCCAGCGTGGCGTGGCCGGCACGCAAGCAGGACGACGAGGCGAGTGCGATCCAGCACGCTTACAACCTGCGGATCGACCGCGGCGACGTCGCGTTTGCCGCCGAGTTCCAAAACGAGCCGCTGCCGGACGAGACAAGAAGCGAGGCGCTTCGGGCTACGGAGATTGTCCAGCGATCCATCAATGTCCCGCGGTGGGTTGTGCCGCGAGGCCTCGACACGCTCACGGCGTTTGTGGACGTGCAGGAGCGGTTGCTTTATTGGGCCGTCGTGGCATGGGGGCACCAGCTTCGCGGGCATCTTGTCGCGTACGGAACGTATCCAGAACAAGGCCGCGCCTACTTCACGCTCCGCGACGCGAGGAAGACGCTTGTCGATGCGGCCGGCGGATCGTCGCTCGACGCGGCGATCTACGCGGGGCTCGAGCGAATCGGTGCGGAGCTGCTAGACCGAACGTTTCACCGAGAAGACGACGACGCCGAGCTTCGCGTCTCGCACTTGTTCGTCGACGCCAACTGGGCGCAGACGGCCGGCGTCATCCGCGACTTTGCCCGCCGCAGCAAGTACGGCACGCGAGTCGCACCAACACACGGCCGGTTCGTCGGTGCGTCCGGCCAAACGATCTCGGACAAGAAACCCGACCGCGGGGAGCGAATGGGCTCCAACTGGCGGACCAGCACCATCCAACGGCTTCGGCACGTCCTGTTTGATACCAACGCATGGAAATCGTTCTTTGCCGCCAGGTGCAAGTTGCCGACGGCTGACCCGCAGGCGTTCACGCTCCACGCCGGAAACCACGACATGCTCTCAGAGCATTTGGCGGCAGAGTACCCGACCCGCGTCGAGGCGAAGGGCCGCGTAGTCGACGAATGGAGGCTCACGCCAGGTCGCGACAACCACTGGCTGGACTGCATCGTGGGTTCGGCCGTCGCCGCAAGCTACGCAGGCATTTCTGCGGTGGGCGTCGATGCCCGCGGCGGCGGCATTGGCCCGAGGAAGAAGATCAGCCGCGAGGAGATGGCCCAGAAGCGCGCCGAGATGATGGCAAAAATAAACCGCTAGGCCGCTGGACCGCCATTATGCGGCAGGTAGACATTGGTACACTAATGGATGGAGGCCGCGCACGCGCTCTACCCAGAGGTGCCAATGGCAGACGAGGACATTCTCGACGCGATCGAGCAAAACCTTGCCCAGCCCCGCCGTGCCCGCACGGACGCCGGCGAGGTTGAGCAGCACGAATTGGACCGCCAGGTGGCGGCCGCGAAGTTCGTGATGGAGCAGCGGGCCGTTGCTGCCTCTCCGTTCCGCCGTCTTTCGTTCGCCCGCCTTGAAATGCCGGGGGCGTCGAATTGAGCTGGCTTGGCCGAATCTTCCGCCCGTCCGCCTCCAAGGGCATCAAGGCCCGCTACGACGCCGCGCAGACGACGTCGTTGAACAGGCGGCATTGGGGCATGGCCGATGCGTTGTCGGCGGATGCCGCCCTCTCGCCGATGGTGCGGCGGACGCTGCGGAATCGTGCCCGGTACGAGCACGCGAACAACTCCTACCTCGCGGGCATGATGAGCACGCTCGCGACGGACTTGATCGGCTCAGGCCCTCGGCTGCAGCTCGACCTGGGGCCGAACGTCAATCCCGATCGGACCCGCGTTGTCGAGGAATCTGTCTACGAGTGGACTCTGGCAATCGACCTCGCCAGCAAGCTCCGCATCATGCGGACGGCCAGGGCGGTAGACGGCGAGGTATTCGCGCTGGCTACCACCAATCGCAAGCTCGAAGGCGTGCAGCTCGACGTGAAGCTCGTCGAGTGCGATCAATGCCAAGATCCGGCCGGCAACATCGACCCGCAAAACATCGACGGCGTGCGGTTTGACGGCAGCGGCAACCCGTCGAGCTACTACTTCCTGCGGCATCATCCAGGCGCGATTGAGTACGCATGGACGAACACGGGCCGTTGGATCGACTCCGATGACGTCTTCCACTGGTTCCACGCGACCCGGCCGGGGCAGCACCGCGGCGTCGGCGAGATTGTGCCGGCCCTCGAGCTGTTCGCGATGCTGCGGAGGTACACGCTGGCCGTCGTGACGGCCGCGGAGACGGCGGCCGATTTCGCTGCGATCCTGCACACGAACACGCCGGGAGGCGGCCGCGAGTCGACCGATCTCGATGCGTGGGAAACCATGCCGATGGCTCGCGGCATGATCGTGGCGGCGCCGGAGGGGTGGGCTCCGACGCAGATGAAGCCCGAGCAGCCGATGTCGCAGTACGACATGTTCGTCCGTGCGATCCTCAACGAAATCGCACGGTGCTTGAACCTTCCGTTCAACGTCGCGGCCCTCAACAGCAGCTCGTACAACTACGCCAGCGGCCGGATGGACTACCAGGTCTATCACAAGCACCTCCGTACTCTGCGGATGGACTTGGAGCGGCAGGTGCTCGATCGCCTGCTTGCCAAGTATTTCGATGAGGCCGCTCTCGTGCAGGGCTTGATCCCCGACGGCCTTCCGCCCGTCGCCACCTGGAATTGGTCGTGGACGTGGGACGGCAACGAACACGTGGACCCGCTCAAGGAGGCCAACGCCGAGGGCGTGCGGCTCTCCAACAACACTACGACGCTGGCCGACGTTTGCGCCAAGGCCGGCAAGGATTGGCGGCAGGTGCTCATCCAGCGTGCCGCCGAGAGGGCGATGGAAATGGATCTCGGACTCGTGCCCGACCTGCAGGGCGAGCCGATGGACGGCACCGCAGAGGACACCGCAGAGGACGCCTCACAATGAAAAACGCACGCAGATGGAACCAGCGCACACGTCGCATCGAAGCCTCTATGGCGGCCCCCAGGACGCTGGAGATGCAGGCCGAGTTTTCGCTCAAGGCGGCGGACGGCGACGGCCCGTCGACTCCAACGTTTGAGTTGGTCGCCTACACCGGGGCTGCGATTCGTCAGTCTTGGTCTAGGAATCCGTTGGTCGTCGACTTGGCCGGAATGGACACAAGCCGCCAGAGCATCCCGATCCTTTGGGGTCACGATGCCAGCCTCGACAACGTGCTTGGTCAATCCAGCAACGTCCAGAGCGACGGCAAGCAGTTGTTCGTCGCCGGCGAATTGATTGGAGAGGGCCCGATCGCGGAGAGGGTTGTCTCGCTCGCCAAGAAGGGGCTGCGGTTCCAGGCGTCAATCGGTGCCGACACAGGCAAGATCGAGAACGTCGCACCAGGCGAATCCGTCACCGTCAACGGCCGGAATTTCTCCGGCCCTATTTCCGTTGTTCGAGGCTCCTCGCTGCGAGAGGTCTCGATCGTCCTTTTCGGAGCCGATGCCGCTACATCGGCCGCTATCGCCGCGGAGGCGAGTGAGGATGCGCACATGGCTGACGAAGCCAAGCAGACGCCCGCCGAGGAGCCGGTCAAGGCTGTCGCGGTGGAAGCCACGGCGAGCGTCGCCGTGGAGCCGGTGGTCGAGGCCAAGGCCGTCGAGGCCGAAGCGAAGAAGGAGAAGTCGATGGACGAAATCAAGGCCGAGATCAAGGCCGAACTGCTGGGCGAGATTCGTGCCAGCCGCCCTGCCGCCCCGGCGGTGCACGTGGTTGAGAAGGTCGACGGCCCCGCGGTCGTCGAGGCAAGCCTCGCGCTTGCCGGTGGCCTTCCCAACCCCGAGAAGCACTACGACGCCCGCACGCTTGAAGCGGCTGGCAAGGCCCGCGGCGTGAGCCTCGGCGAAGTGCTCCTCGAGGCCGCCCGCAAGAGCGGTTACGACGGTGCCAACAAGATCACCACCGGAAACATCCGGCAGGTGCTCGCCCATGCGTTTTCGAGCCACTCGATCGGCAACGTGGTGAGCGCCACTTACGGCAAGTTTTTGCTTGCCGGGTTCACCGCCGTGGAGTCGACGTGGGACAGGATCGCCTCGATCCGCTCCGTGTCGGACTTCAAGGCCGTGACGGGCGTGCGGTTGAACGGCGGGTTCGAATTCGAGGAGCTTGCTCCCGGCGGCGAACTCAAGAGCGCTGATGCTTCGGACGAGACGCGGACCATCCAGGCCAAGACCTACGGCCGGATTTCCTCGATCCGTCGCGAGGACATCATCAACGACGACCTGGGCGCTCTCACCGCCGTGCCCACCCGCCTTGGGCGTGGGGCGGCCTTGAAGCTCAACAGCGTGTTCTGGAGCGAATTCCAGAGCAGCAACAGCACCTTCTACTCGAAGGAGACGGCGGCGGCGGGCAACGCCCTCGCCCTCTCGTCGCTGAAGACTGCCGTGACGAGCTACCGGAAGCTGAAGGATCCTGACGGCAACCCGCTGGGCATCGCTCCGTCGTTGCTCCTCGTGCCGCCGGAACTGGAAATCACCGCCGCCGAACTGATGGGCTCGTCGCTCATCCACGGCACCAGCGGTGCCGCCCCCAGCACGAACGTGTTGGCCGGTCGCTACCAGGTTGTGTCGAGCACCTACCTCACCAGCTCGTCGACGTGGTGGCTCTGTGCCAACCCGGCCGACCTGCCGGCGATGGAGGTGGCATTCCTTGGCGGCCAGCGTGTGCCGACCGTTGAGCAGGCGGACGTCGACTTCAACATGCTTGGCATTCAGGTTCGCGGTTACTTTGACTTTGGCGTTGCCAAGGGCGAGAAGAACGCGGCCTACCGGATGGCGACCGCCTGACCGTGATGTAGCAATCGTTCCCGGCGGCCTGTCCGCGTGACAGGCCGCCGGGTTTACAAATCCTTCGGTTTCCCAGAGGTACTAAAAATGGCAACTCGTGCAGATGGTGATGTGATTGACTACACGCCCACGACCGGCGTGGCCGCCGGCGAGGCGGTGGTGGTGGGGTCGATGGTTGGCGTGGCGTCCATGCCGATCGCCGCGAACGCGCTCGGTGCCCTTAACGTCGAGGGCGTGTTTTCGATCGGCAAGCCGACCGGTGCTGGAACGGCCATCGCGCAGGGTGCGAAGGTCTATCTGTACCAGGGGCAGGCCGTGACCGGCGCCACCGGCACCGTGATGGGCTTTGCGGCCAAGGCAGCGGCGACGACCGACACGACGGTCGACGTGCTCCTCGTGCCTGGTGCGTAGTAGCTGATCCACACGCAAGCAGTGCCGCGCGGCGAGAGCCTCTCGCCCGCCGCGCGGCGCTGTAGCGTTCTGTCTGGAGGTTGTCGTGCAGGACATGATGGCGAAGGGTGCCGCGTGGTTCGACCAAGTGCGTCGCCAGCACTTGTCAATCAGCGTCACCTACTTCCCGGTAGGCAACCTTATCGGCCTGGAGTGTGCGGCGACGATCACGGACGGCTACTGGGAGGCTGTCGATGCAGCCGGCCAGATGGTGCGGATCCAGACAAGGGATTTCTTCATAAACCTGACAGACCTACCTGGCGACCCAAGACGTGGAGACGAGGTCGTTGTTGCCGAGGATGGCCTGGAGCGAACCTATACAGTTCAAGTGCCTGGGGGCGATCAGCAGGCTTGGCGATGGGCTGACAGGCGACACCAGGTTAGGCGGATACACACGATGGAGACGGTGGCGGCTGCCGCGATCGTCTCGTATGCGACAACGGAGCTTGGCGAAAGGCTGACAACAGAGGCCGGCGAACCGCTGGTGGCATAAATGGCAAACAAGAAGATCAGCGAACTGCCGCTCGACGCATCGGTAACGGGGCCGGACGTCGTGCCGATCGTCTCCGACGGCGCCACCAAGAAAGTCACCCTGACGACCTTGTCGTCCTTCTTCTCGGCCGCAGGGGCTACTGGCCCAACGGGGCCTGGAGGCGCAACCGGTCCTGCCGGTGCGGCTGGCATCAGCGTCACGGGCCCGACCGGTCCGGCCGGAGCTGGAGAGGCCTACCAGCAATCGTCCGCCCCGGCCACGGCATCCTCCGGCGCGACGTGGCTCGACACGGACACCGGCCAGATTTTCGTGCGATACGAAAGCGTGTGGGTCGAAATTGGCGGCAAGCACTACCCATGATCTGCATGAGTTGACGTATGCCGTTTTTCTCCATCACAAGCCCGTCGAGCGGAAACGCCACGCAACTCCAAGGGAAGGCCGTCAACGCGACGGCTCCTGCCACGGGAAGCGTGCTGACGTATGACGGATCTGCGTGGAACGCCTCACAGGGCGTCACCGGCCCAACGGGTGCGCAGGGTGCAGACGGTGCGAGGATCTTCTACGGATCGACCGGGCCGGCAAGCAACATCGGCCGTAGCGGCGATTTCTACATCGACGGTTCCGCTGGCGTGCTCTACGGGCCCAAGGCAAGTGGGGCGTGGGGCAGCGGGCTTCTGCTTCAGAGCGGGCCGACCGGGCCTATCGGCACGCAGGGGGCTACTGGGCCGTCTGGAGGCCCGACGGGCTCGACGGGCCCAACAGGGGCCGCGGCTTCCGCCGGCGCTAACGTCCAAAGCATTACTGGCACGATGACACTTGGGCCGACGGCACCAAAGTACCAGTTCATCAAGCCGCTGGACGCGACGCGCGACGTGGTGCTGCCAACCGGGGCTGCAGCCGGACGCGATTTCGTCATTAAAAACACCGACTCAACCAGCTACTACTCGCTCCAGGTCAAAACCAACACGTCAACGGGCGTCGTAACGCTCTCGTACGAATCGGCGTCCGCCTTGGTCGTGTTTGATGGCACGAACTGGATGACGATAACGCTCGGCTAGGCAGGCAACTACTATGCCTTTTTTCTCAATCACTTCTCCGAGTAGCGGTAACGCGACCCAGTTGCAGGGTCGTGCCGTATCGGCCACGGCTCCCGCCACGGGGGCAGTGCTCGGCTGGAGCGGGTCTGAGTGGGCTGCTGTCACCGGAGTGACAGGCCCTACCGGGCCGGCCGGCGTTGACGGGGCAAAGTTCTACTCTGGCTCTGGTGCTCCTTCTTCGGCCTTCGGTGCCGCGGGAGACTTTTGGCTCGACGAGACGAACGGCGTCCTCTACGGCCCAAAGGCAAACGGCTCTTGGGGCTCTGGCATCCAGCTCGAGAGCGGTCCGGCGGGCCCAACGGGGCCAACCGGACCTGTTTCGACTCAGGCAGGGCCCACGGGACCGACCGGTGCTCAGTCCACCGTGACCGGGCCGACGGGTCCGCCATCCGCTGTTACTGGGCCGACCGGAGTCCGTGGTGCGACGCTTCTTGCCGGCAACGGCCTGCCGCTGACGGCGTTTGGAGAGAACGGCGATTGGTACATCGACCTCAATGCGAGCGACTTCTACGGGCCGAAATCTGGCGGGGTGTGGGGGCCTCCCTCCATTGACCTACTTGCGATAACTGGTCCAACTGGAGTTGTCGCGTTTTCGGTGACGGCGTCTGCACCGACGGGAGTTGCCAACGGCTCGCTTTGGCAGGACGACGATAACGGCAAACTGTTCATTCGGCACAACGGAGTTTGGGTGCAAATCGCCCACTAGGAGACGGCCATGCCTCTGACATTTCCGAACAACCCGACAAACGGGCAACAGACGACGACGGGCGGGCGCACCTACTCGTGGAACGGCGAGGCGTGGGAGCTTGTCGGTAGCGGTATCGCCGGCCCCACTGGCAGCGCAGGCGCCACCGGGGCTGCAGGGCCAACAGGCGCAGCCGTAACGGGTCCTACCGGCCCTACGGGCTCTGCAGGAGCCGCGTCGACAGTCACCGGGCCGACGGGGGCGACCGGGCCAGGCGTAACCGGGCCGACGGGGTCGTCATACACAAACGTCGTCACGACACCGTCCGCACTCGCCGCAAACACGACCGTGACGGGGTACAACCCCGGCGCTGGCGACATTTACCGGTTGTCGGTGACGGGCTCTACTGGCGTCGTCATCCGAGACCTTGCCATCACAGGGGTGGACGGAGAGGCCAAGTTGTTCATCAATGTAGGAGCGACGGCACCGATCACCCTGAATCACGCGACAGGGCCCAACGCCAACGCTCAATTCTCGGTGCCGTGGTCAGGCAATTACGTGCTCGATGCCCGAGGCGGCGCGGCCCTCCTGGTCTACGACGCGACTGATTCGCGTTGGCGGGTCGTCTAGGTCCCTATCTCACCACAAGAGCGTCACTCATGCCCATGAACGCCAGGTTGTTGAGGCCCCGTCAGGCTGGCGGCTTCACTCCCCGAAGCCTTGCCGGCCTAATTGGCTGGTGGGACGCTGCCGATTCGTCCACCATTACGGTCGCCACTGGCGTCAGTGATTGGCGAGACAAGAGCGGCGTCGGCTCGGGAAAGACGCTGCTACAGACAACAGCAAACAACCAGCCTGCGTACACCGCATCTATCGGTGGCAAGGCGGCTATCTTGTACGACGGCACAAACGACGAACTCGCCACCTCTGGCAATGTCACCCTTATCGGGGCCGACTACACATGGACCATGTTTAGCGTCTCGCGGGCCGACGCGCAGGCCGCAGGTGGCATCATTAATCAAGACGACTTTCTATCGCCCAGGCCTCCGCAATTTCAGCGCATGTGGGCCAACACGTTTCCGTCTGCGAGGTCTACGCGCGTCTTCATTACAAACAGTGCCGACTCATCCGTTGGCGCTATTTCTGGTGCCGTCGTTTTGCAATCGACGCCGTTTGTGCTTACGAGCAGCCAGAGCGCCGACACATCGAACATTTGGGTGAACGGCGCAAACAATGGTAATTCGGCCGTAACTCCCAAGGCCGTGCAGTTCTCCAAAAGGCTCTTTGTCGGAAGTCTTTCTGGCGGTTCGTACTGGAATGGCGCGATTGGCGAGGCCATCATTTACAGCCGTGCGCTCACAACATCGGAACGCCAGTCCGTTGAACGGTACCTTGGGACCAAATGGGGCATCACCGTCGCATGAGCCAGCGCTTTTTCCGCAGCACCGATACGGT